GCACACCGCGCACTGCGCGATGGGGTGACACGATGAGCACTTTTAACAAACCTAGAACTGCGCCAAAACCGAATCAGCAAGTGATGGATGAACATTACAAAGCGGGTTGGAACTCAGCCATTGAAATGGCGGCATACAGAATTGAACATGATTTTTTAAAATCGTTCGGCAAAGATACCTTAGCTAGTATTGCAATTTATTTGCGGGAGTTAAAAAAATGATTAAAAGCCAATCAATGAATTTTGTAATGGAAACAATGATGGACGTTGCAGAAGAATGGGAAATTAGCAAATGGAAAAGCAAAGATGACATGATTAACCCACATGCACCAATGATTGTGCAGATTGGCGACTTTGGCTACGAAGTGCAGTCATGCGGTGGAGACGGTGACATAGAAGGCTTTGTCATCATGTGCAAGCCTGAGCCAGTGTGCGAATGGCGTGGTATGGAATGTATTAAGTTGGAAGGCAAAGCATGACACAAAAAGCATTGAAGCTGGCGCTTGAGGCGTTGGAGTTTTACTACGACATGCACGAAGAAGAAGCAGACGCAAAAGCCATCACCGCCATCAAAGAAGCCTTGGCACAGCCAGAGCAGGAGCCTGTGGCGATTGTTCACCGGAATGAGTACAACGAATACAGGCTTGAGCCGCATGACAACTTTGACATCAAGAGTATCCCGTTCAATATTGATGTGCCTTTGTTTAAATCACCACAGCGCACATGGGTGGGGCTGACGGATGAGGAGATTGCACATGGCTGGAAAGAATCTTGGGTAACTGAGCAGGCGTGGCAGTCGGCAGTTTGGTGGGCAGAAGCCAAACTCAAGGAGAAGAACACATGATTGATTTGCTGGTCATCATTTTTGTCTTGTGTGTCGGTGGCGCAATTACTGTTGCCGTGATTTGCTTAACAGCAAACGCCATCGCCATTACGCAAGATTCATGGATTCAGTTTTCACGCTTGCAACACGCCGACTCCAACCCTTACCAAAGGTTGCAAATGTGGGTAACGATTCTAAAAAGTGCAATCGTTCGGCACAAAAGCGGTCAATGATTTCAGCGGGTTCTAGGGCTTCAACAGCCGCCATAGTAGCGTTACCTATAACGCCATCATCATCCACGCCTACCGCCCTTTGAAGCAATTTAGAAGCCCTTCTCACGCCGCTGTTTACCGCGCAATCAAACACACAAAAATCTACGCCATGCGGTAGCTTGTCCGCTTGCACCATGTCCCAGTATTTAGCCTTGTACAAAGGCGCAACCTTTTCAGGTGTCAGCATCCGCATTTCCATTTCGTCAACAGCGTGACCGCGCCATTCCTCCCAAACGCGCTTTGTCACGCCTAAGTTGGTCATGCCGCCCGGGTCGGCTGGATGGTTAACATAGCCGCCCTCATGGACAAGTAGTTTGAGCAAGGCAAGGTCAAAATTTGAACGCATGAGCACCCTCACTTTGGGCTGGATTGATGGAGTAGCTGGTCTTTCTTTTGACTGCCAGCGGATGAGCCGAAATAAAAAGCAATGATGCCTGTCCACGCTGTACCCAATGAGCCGAGCATTAACATTAACGCATCGCTGGTTTTGAAGTGGTCGGTCATTAACCCAATTAAGATGCCAAAAAAACCAATGGTCACGACAATCGCCATCATGCCCGGTATCCACGACTGCGTTGCCGTTTGCATATCTCGCGCAGATTTGCGGTCATCCACAGCAAGTTTGGCAAAGTCTAGACCTAGTTCTTGCGCCCGTGCCGCCATTGCAATTTCAGCTTCTTTGATTTTGGCTATTTGTTCAGCGTTCAGTTTGCCATCAGCAATGGTTTTGTTAACATCTTTTGCATCAATGCCAATGGCTTTGCTAACCGCATCAACAGCAAGTCCAGCTAATGGACCACCCAGCGCGGTTGCAATTGTCGGTGCAATTTGTTTGAGCCATTCCATTATTTTTCCTTTTTCTCAAGTTCCATTTGCCGCCGTAGCTGTTGGACTTTTTCAAGTTCAATTTGCACATCGCGTTTAGTAGTCAATATATCAACATACAAAAAACCAAGCAATGGGAGTAGCAACCCTATGAGCACCGTAGCGGCTATCCAGCCCATTATGTCTGTCTCCAGCGACTTAACAGGCTGAGCCACAGCCAGAGGTAGAGGAGGAATATAGAAGTCACCAGCAGACCCGCTAGTTTGGCTTGTAGGTTTCTTTGCTTTTCCCGCTGTTGCCATAAGGTTTGTCTTTCCTTTGCTTCTTTAGCAAGTCTAGCTTTTTCTTGTTCTTCTTGTATTGCGCCACGCATTGCATAAGTTTGGGTGTAAATGTCCGCTAGACCGGGCGTTTGATACACCATGATTTCCCGAATTTCTGCGCTGAGTTTTTCCATCTGCTGTTGGCACAATATACGATTCATTGCGCTTGCCATCATGTCTGCATTCTTAGCGTTCGGGTCATAGACTTTTGCCCTGTTTTCTTCAGCCCTCAAAAAGTCATTCAGTTCATCCTGTAATGTCCAGAATTTTGTTAAATGCTTAACAATGTCTGCGGTGGCTTGTGTCTCATCGTAGGCTTTGTATTTTTCTTTTTTCTTTTGCGCCACAGGCTTGGGCGTGGTTGGCTTGGGTTTAAAAAAGTTACTAAAGTTACTCCAAAATCCAGTAACTTCCCTATATATGCCAACGACCTCATCAGCCGTGTCTTTGATTTCAAGAAATGACCGTTTAGCTTGCTTATAAAATTCTGCGCCTTGCCTGATAGCCGCCACGCAACTGTTTGCCGCAAGTAGTATGGTGATAGGGTCAATTTTTTCACCCCTTGTTTTTGCCTACATAGTAGTAGACACCGCCAATGATTAAGATAAGCAAGCCAGTAGTCAGCCAACTGATTGCGGTTTTAAATGCAGTTTTCTTTGCTTCGCGCCAGCTATCCAGCAAGCCGCGCAATTCCTTAACATCGTCACCAGCTTCATCATCGTGCAAACCAATGTCAGCCAATGCGCGTTTTGCGCCCCATTCTGCCGCTTCACGCAACATTGATTTAAGTTCTTCATCTGTGATGTTGCGAACAGCTAAAACAGGTGAATTCATATTAATTTTCCGATGTTTTTGCCTGTGTTTCAGCAAGTGCTTGTGCTTCGGCTTGTGCCGCTACTGCCGCATCATGGATTGCTTGTTCTTCAGCGGTGTATTCAACTTGTGTGATTTCACCTGTTTGGACATTAACTACGATTCTGTGTGTCATGGTTTAGCCTTCATAAAGAATGTTGATTGAGCCAGCGTCAAAGGTATCAGTGCCGTTTACAGTGGTGATGCGGAGACGGTCGAGTGTTCCTGAAAGAGTTACTGTTCCACCTGCTGAACTTGCATAGCCGTCTTGTCTAGCAAGTACAGAAGAAGAAACCCAAAGATTAGAACCCAATAAAGTTATTACCAAACTTCCCGCAGATGTATTTGCTGCGCCAGCAGCAGCAGTAAGAATATATCCCGCCGTTGATGTCAACCCACCTGTGCTTGCGCCAGTATATGCAGCCGCGCTTACATACCCAGATGTTGTTACAGAACCAGCTCCTATTTGAGCTAACAACATAGAGGCTCCGCTTGTAGATACCTGATTAAACATCACAGTAATCCGCTTCACCCAAGATGGAATATCAGTGAAGTTAATGCTTGTACCCGATGTAGAGGCAACAGCAGTGCCAGAGGTAATCCCCAGTACCGCACCTGAGTTGATCGTGACGCTTGCTGATCCATCAATTGTTACTGCCATGATTTAGCCCTCGTAGATTATGTTGATAGTGCCAAGATCAAAAGTATCTGTGCCATTTACTGTGGTGATGCGTACTCGATCTAATGCGCCGCCCAGAGCTATCGACCCAGTGTTAAGTTGCATAGCGGCGTCATTTGAACGACCATTTTGTCCATTACTTACCCAAGTGTTTCCTGTTATCAAAGTTAAAACTACACACCCTGATAATGCTGCGGCAGCTGAAATTGAGAAAGTTTGTATAAAACCAGAACTGCTACTTAATAAATTTGTGTTTAGGTTAACAAAAGCAGTATATCCAGATGTAGTAACAGAACCAGAACCAATTTGGCACAAATAATTAGATGTTCCACTTGTACTTACGCCTTGAAACAACACAGTGATGCGTTTCACCCAAGCAGGGATGCCAGTGAAATCAATTGATGTTCCACTAGTAGAAGCAACAGCAGTAGCCGCAGTAATCCTCTGCAATTGCGCCCGAGACGCATTGCTGTCAGTGCCAAAGAATTGACCGTTGTATTCAATCTGCCCAGATGCGGCAGTGACCAGCGTGTTAGAAGTTAAAGCAAGTATTGACATGATTATCCTTCGTACAGAATGTTGACAGAGCCAGCGTCGAATGTGTCTGTGCCATTGACTGTGGTGATGCGTACTCGGTCAAGAACGCCCGATAAAGAAATTTGCCCAACATTGGTTATATTTGCTGTGGTTGCTGTGGTGTAAAGATTGCCTTGTGAAACCCAAGTGTTAGCAGACAACAATGAAAAAATAACAGAGCTATAACGCACAGTCGCTGCTGTCGCAGACGCAGAAGGTTCAATAACAAATCCAGTTGTAGCAGTTCCATATTGACCAGCAGATGGCCCGTATGAAGCATTTGCGTTATATCCCGTTGTTGTTACCGAACCAGAACCAAGTTGAATTTGAACAATAGATGTTCCGCTTGTACTTACACCACTCAACATCACAGTAATACGCTTAATCCAACTTGGCAACCCAGTGAAATCAATTGAAGTGCCTGATGTAGATGCAACCGCTGTTGCCAATGTATTGACAGAATTGGTTGCGGTGGCGGCTTGAAGTGTCAGCGTGTTTGTACCAGCTACGGCAGGCGCTGATACTGTGATAGCCCCGCTGGTGTCTCCTGAAATAATTACTGATGACATATTTTTCCTTTACAGAATAACCCAGCGTGAGCCAGAAGGGACAGTGACTGCAACAGTTGTCGTGATCGCGCCGCTGATGGCTGTTTGCGATGGGCTGACAACATAAGTACCGATGCCGCCAGTGCCAGAAGCAAACGCGCTGATTGTAGTGCCTGCGGTCACGTTGGTGCCTGAAATCACACTGCCGACATACAGCGCGCCGCTGGTTGCAGAATCAACACTCAAGATCGTACCTGAGATCACGCCGTTACCCACAAAGCCGCCAGCGATAGTGATCGGGCCCGTAGACATGGCGTTCTTGCCAGAACTGATGCTGTACTCTATGGTGACCGTCTGATCATTCTCATAGAAGACCGAGTTGCCACCACCACCCGATGCGCCGCCGCCCAGAGGGCCCCAGTCTGTGCCGTAGCCCTCAAAGGTACCCAAGGTGGTGTTGTAGCGGAACATGCCCGCCACGGGTGTCGCAGGGCGCTGGGGCGTGGTGCCTACGTTGGACTTGGCGGCTCCCGTGCCAGTGAAGTTGACTTGGCCAGAGAAGGTGACCGTGCCCGTGGCCGACAGCGTGGTGAACGCGCCGGTGTTGGGGGTGATGTTGCCAATCGGTGGGGGTGACGCCAAAGACCCAGAATCCAAGGGAATGGAGATGTTGTCTACGGTGTAGAGCAACACGTCGTTTGCGTCCCTGACTATGAACTTGTAGCTGGTGGTGTTGATCAACCAGATGTTGGCTTGGCCAAACGAATCCAAGATGATCGGGTTGGTGTTGGCCGTGGTGGCGTAGTAATCGGTGTATGTGGCGATAGGCGTTGAAGTGCCAGCCGCATAGGTGTAGATTTTGCCGCCGACAAGAGGCAAGCCATCCGATCCGAAAATCTGTTGTTTGGGGGAGGGGGTTAAGCCAGCCATTGGGTTACCTCAAGTTTGTTATTCACGATTGAAGCCATGTTGTCACTTTCGCAACGCGTTTTGGTTTTGTTGGACTGGGCCTAGCATATTTTGAACACCCCGCGAAAAAAAGACTGGTTGGTTTGCCGATACGCTTTCGATAACTTGGGGTATTTCACCAAGCCGCATACGATTGGCCAATCGGTTTACTTCTTGTATTCGGCGAGTTTCAGCTAAACTTTTAGCTGTCATACCTGCCGCAGCGGTATACGCGCCCAAAGGGTTTACCGCAGTAAATATAGCCGCCGCAGGCGTCATCGGGGTGAACTTACTGAGGGTACGCAGCATTGATTGCAACGTTCCACCTTTAGCCGCATCACGAATTGCTTGCTGTTCCTCTGGAGAAAAGAAACGCATTTTCTTTTCATTTTTTGCCAACGCTGATAATTGATTAGCAATGTTTGCTTCTTTAGACCCTTGGGATACTTCAGCGTTGTCCAAAATATTGGAGATCATTTCTCCTTTTTTCATTTTGGAATAGTCTGCGCGGGCTTCTTTCCACGCCACCAAGGCTTTTTTATCCGCAGCAACAATTGCGCTTGGCGGCGCGTTCATTACGTAATCATCAAATTCATCCAACAATTGACTGGCGGCTAAACGTTCTGCTGGCTTAGTGCTCTTTGCCGCGTTACCAACAATAGCCCGTAAGGTTGTTAACTCTTGGATATTTTTTGGATTGCCTGAAGTTAATTGTGCAAGCGCAGCGTCTACGTCAGGCATGATGCGGGGGTCAAAACCAGCGGAAGAACGTAATTTGCCCGCCAAGTTACCCATGTGGGCAGTGAACTGCGTGTTGTCTAACTGAAAATTAGATTTGTCAAGAACATCGTAATTAGCTTTAGATCGTGCAGATAGGTCTTCAATCGACGGAACCTCACCGCGCTTAACTGGACGAGTGCCCGCTACTGTGCCAGTAGCAACGCCTGTTACAAAGCCAGCTAAAGGATTGCCTGTTGCTTCAGTAACTGTTTGCCCTGCGGCTGTAGCAAGCGGTGCAGTAACTATCTGACCTACAGGCCGACGCGCGGCTTCAGTTCCAATTGCTTTTACACTTTCAACAACATTTGGCGCTTGAGCCATTGTGCGTCCGGCGGCTACAGACCCGCTTGTGCCAGTTAAAGCGCCTGTGCTTGATTGAACAACTCGTTCAACAGGTGTTTCAGCGCGGGGGCCTGGGATCATGCTGGATATGACTTGCGACGGCAAACGAACGTTGCTATCTGTAAGTTTGTTATACCCTTGCACTACTAGGTCAGAAGCTGGAACAGCTAATCCACCTGCCAAAGCACCTACACCTGCGCCTACTGGGCCGCCCAACATAAAACCAGCGGTTGCGCCAGCCGTAGTTGGTGCTAACGCTTCGGTAGCGCCGCGAACAGCAACCCCTAACTTACGCGTAGTTTCTTCACCCATTGACAACTTAGGCGCAAGGTACTGCAAAATTTCATCGGGGTTGTACCCTGCTTCTAACGCTTGTGTAATGCGCGGGTCTTTATTTTTTAAATACCCGATAAGTTGATCGTCAGTATACCCAGCACGTCGTGCTGTATTGATTTGATCGCGGAATTGGTCAGCCATACATACCCCTTATTTATTTAGTAGGCTTAAGAATTTCACTTAATGGAGGGCGGTTATCTTTAGCTGGCGCGGCGCTAGCTTCAGTTGGCACCGCGTATTTTTTAAGTGCGGGGCTTTCAAACAAAGATTTACTGCCTGGGCCAGCAAACCATGCGTCTTCAGCGCCTTCAAGCGTTTTATTCTTGTCGCGCCATTTAGTGTAGAAGGCGCGCTGCTCAATGTCGCGCTGAAGTTGGGCTTTAGCCACGTTAAGAACAAAACGGTTGGCTTCCTTGGTGTTACCCAACTGAGCGCCAGTAGCTGTGATGCGTTGCGCGTCAGATTCGGTTTGCGGGCCTTTTTGTTCCAACTGCCGTTGCAACACCGCCGCGCTGGCGCTGGCCAAGAATGTCTGCGCGTTTGTTGCAAAGTCCTCTGCTTTTTCAACGCCAAGCGCGCCCAATACCCTAGCGCCTGCGGCTATGGCCTCGGTTCCAAACCCAGTGTCAAAGCCTTTATCTAGGGTTGCAAGATTGCTTTCAATTGCAGGTAGTGATCTTGCGGCGATTCGCGCGCTGTCGTTTACGCCTTTAAACTGTTCAACCAAAAACTTGCCGTACTCTTTTTTCTCTTCTTTTTCTTGTGGCCCATAAGACACTGATGTCTTAGGTGTTGAAATAGCCTTAAATTCAGCAAACGTACCTTTAAAATTACCGCCCGCAGGTGTTTTTGCGTATTCGTAATTTCGCACAAGGTCAGTCGGGGTAAGTGGCTTTTCTCCGGCTTTGTAAACTTCTTTGCCATCAACAACAACAACTGAACCTGGCGCAACAATTTGTGGCTTAATAGCTTCTTTATACCGTTCGGTAAGGAACGTAATCTGTTCTTTAGCCTTGGCGCTAAAAGGAAACCGTGCCCGCAAATCGTTAATCTCTGCCAACAATTCAGTTGCTCTGGACGGCACAGCAGGTGCAGCCGCAGCAGGTGCAGTTGCAAGCGCGTTAACCGGCGCAGGCGCAGCCGCAGCAGGTGCAAGCGCGTTGGTTTGCTTTGTGTTTTGTTGATCAACCCAATCTTTAAAAGGTAACGCAGTTTTGGCTTCCGTATATGCTTTGTAACTGTCATCGTCGTACGCTAAAACAGGTTGAGCGCCAGGAGCCGGAGGCAAATTAGTAACTTGAATTGGTTGCGGTGCGGTGCGGTTTGCAAACGATTTGTCTTGCTGATACGCCAAAACTGTTTGGTTTGCGTCAAACAAACTTTTGCCCGCTTCTCGGACTTTTGCGTTTGGATGATTCAACATTTGCATAGCGGCATCCATAGGATCGCTAGTCGGCGCGTTGTTCTTTTTGGCTTCGGCCATAACTTGGGTTATGTAGTCTTGCGCTTCTTGCACTTCTCGCAGTGACGTCCGAGCTTGGCCCAATTGCAGTTGAGCCAATTCATTTTGAGTACCCGCAGCTTTTCTTTGCGCTTGCGCTGCCAAAATGTTTTGTTCTTGGCCGTATTGCGCCAATGGGTCAGTCAATTGAAGTTGCTGAATACCAAGTGAAATTCTAGGATCAATAGGCATTATGCAGTCCCCAAATTTCTAAGCGCATTTGTTCTGTCTTGGGCGCTTGTGTAATTTAGATATGTATTCAAACCGCCCGTCAAAGCGTTTGCAGTACCAACATACCCTGATGCTCTGGCCGCAGCCGCGCTGCCCATATTGTTGCTAATGTTGGACGCTACCTGCTGGCCTTGTTGACCTATTTGTTGGCCTGTACTTTGGCCCATGCCTGTAAGCGACTGTAAAGGTTGCAAGCGAGCGGTACGCTCGGCCTGATAACGGTTGAATGCGTTGGTGTATTCTTGCGAGCCCATCTCTTGGCCAAATCGTTGTAGCGCCTTGCCAGTGCCGCCAGACAGCAAGCCGCCACGGGCCGCAGCAGATCGTTCCAAGGCTTTCTGACCTTCTTTCAAACGAAACGCGTAGCCTGGATCAGCTTGAAACTTATCCATAGTAAACGGTTGATATTTTGACGCTTCAACCAATTCCGGCAACGCGTTGACGCCTACGTCGTAAAAAGGCTTTTGTCTTGCAACGTCTTCTTGGTATTGCCGATATTCCCTTTCCGAAGCGCGATCCATTGCGTCAGCTTGCGTGTCCGCAGCTTTGTTTGCTGAATACGCGCCGTATATGGTGCTTGCTGCAACTGCTGTTCCTACCCATGTCATATCAAACTCCTTGCGCCGGTATTTGCGGCAATGCGTCAACAGATGCAATCAACCCCAAATCGTCATACGACGGGGCGATAACTTCGTGTTCAATTTTATCTAGCTCGGCTTCAGATTCAAATTCAGTCAAATGGACAGTTGTCCATATTGTGTCTTCTAACGCACGAACCACACGTTTCAAGCCAACTTCTGAGACAAACGTGCAAGGCGCTTTTAAATGCTTTTCGCCAAACTCGGTGTATACAATAACTTCACCTTGCGTGATGAAATTGAGGTGCTGGTGCCGGTGTATTTTTCCAATTACTATCGACCCTTTAGGGAGCTTTATCTCTCTGGCGTAAGTGCAGCACCCATACTTTTCATCTTTAGGCGAAAAATAATGCTTCAACGTGCATTCTTCAGCAATAGATTCCACTTCGCCATTGGCAATCATGGCGTCTAATCCGGCTTGAACCGTCAAGACGTTTTGACGAAATTTAACTTTGTCAACTAAATCGTTCACGAGACTTCCCTTCCACTGACGCGCATGTTAATGGCGCTGGCTGTACCTGCAATTGTGGAGATAAAACCCCCAGAAGGCAATATCTGGCCAACAAGTTCAGGAAAGATGTAAGTCTCAGACGCGGCCAAGGTGCGTTGCTTGACGATCAAGTTGTCGTTGCTGGCGGTGCCTGTGGCGGTGACCAGGTTGACGCTGATGGTGACTGACGAGCCGCTGTAGTTGGTCGCTGTGAATTTGTCGATGATTGTGGTCACGCCATTGGCAATATATTGCGTTGTCTGCGTTGCCTCAACGGTTTTGGCTGGAACTAGATTTTTGGCGGTTACAGTCATTGAAGCACCTTTTACAAAACAACCCAGCGGGAACCTGACGCAATCGTCACAGTCTGACCGCTCGCAATGGTGATCGGCCCAGCCGACATGCCTGAATTTCCAGTGGCTATAGTGTAACTCGTTGAAACGGTTTTGCTGTTGACGTAAATTCCGTTGCCCGCATTAAATTGCTGGGACAAGAATTCGCCCGTAGACGGCTTGTACAGCAACTTGGCATTGCTGATGTACGCCGTCGTAAAACTGCCAGAAGTTGCGTTGGCGAATACAGGGTAGACATTGGTGGCCGTAGCAGTGTCGTTGGTAATTGTCGCGCCGCTGCCGCCACCTGAAGTTTGCTTTAAACTTCCCGTGTTATCGTACGCGCCATCAGTTGTCCATGTGTCGCCAACTTGCAAAGTAACCTTAACAATTACTCTTGTGC